CGCAGGTCAGCATGACCCTAAGGTACTTGCTACGGCATTCCTCGCAGGACTCGTTGGGCCAGTATTAAAGGCTCTAGACAAGTCAGCACCCCAGTTCGGTAAGGGCGCTAAGTAGGCTTTTTAAGCCCCTAGCAGCCCCGTAGAGACAAGGAAACCCCCTACCTAAGTAGAAATACTCAGGATAGGGGGGTTTTTGTCTTTTACCCACCCGTAGAGTAAAAGCCAGTTCCCTTGAACTGCACAGCAGGGGCTGAATAGACCCTTGTAGAGGTCATTCCACACTGCGGACAGTTGATCTCGGTCTCGCGCTCGCGGTAGGAACGGATAGTTTCAAACAGGTGATCGCATCCATTACACTTGTACTCGTAGGTAGGCATGGCTATCTCCCCCATTAGTGAGGCTCCCAACAGGATTGGCATTGTTCGCAGTAACTGGTCTCGTCACAGACCTTACAGGAAGTATGATCTGTCCAAGTATCGCATAGTTCGCACGGCATTTTCATGATAACTCCTTTTCAATAGCCTGAATAGTTGGGCAAGGCGAGCCATGACGACAAGCCATACAACCTAAATCTTGAATAACTTCCACAAATTCAGGCTTATGTAACTCCACTACTGCACGGCGTGCAAAGGTATGTGAGTCAGAGGCATACTTTATGCCAGCAAACTCATTACCTGTTTTTATTTTAGTAAGTAATTCATCGTAGGTCATTTGGTCATGTCCCTTGTGTAAGATGTTAGGTGGATGAACCCACACTGATTACAAACGTATGGGTGTTGATTGAGCCACTTGTGTTTCTTTAAGAAAGACTTGGCGTGGGACTTGCAAGCCCAGCGTCGTTTAGTGGCACATACTTCGGGTGATGTTTTTAGTTTAGTTGTCATGCGCCGATCATAACATAGGTGTATAGTCCGATGTGCGGTGAAAGCCGTGGGGCGGAAACTTCAAATGATGGATGACGGCAAATGCCTGAATACAGCATCGCTCCCCTGAACCACCAAATTTTTTTTGGGGGGTAGGGGGGCGTTTCTTAAAATCCGGATTCAGGCAGGTTTTAAGAAACCCGTGTCGTCGGGTCTCCCCCTAGTCTGGGGTGTGTTACACTCTACCCATGAACTCATTACCTGAACATATCTCTTACTCGTCCCTATCTACTTATCAAGAGTGCGGTTGGAAGTATTATCTAACCAAAGTCGAGAAGCACTCAGAGGGTCATGCCGTCTGGTTCACTGGCGGTTCTGCCGTCCACAAGGCTACCGAAGTCTATGACCTAGAAGGTGGCGATCTCGAAACCATCTGGAACAATGTCTGGTTCCAACAAGTTAAAGAAGATGAAGAAGCCAACGGCGACATGAGCGAGTGGCAGTTTGCCAAGCGTGAAGATATGTCGTGGTGGTATGGCGAAGGCATCTGGATGCTTGAGCGTTGGATTAAGTTCCGCAACTCTGGCTGGTCTATCTATAAAGATTTTATCGAAAAGGAATATGAAATTCCTATCGAAGATACTGTAGTCAAGATGGCTATTGACCGAGTGATGGTTGACTTTGAGGGCAAGTTAGTCCTGCTTGATATCAAGACAGGTGCTTCTAGTCAGCGACACCCACTACAATTAGCCGTCTATGCTTGGGCTTTAGAAAAGCATGGAGTCAAAGTAGATCGTGCTGGCTTCTGGGATGCGCGTACAGGACACGTAACTCAGTGGAGCCTAGATAACCTACACAGTGAGCGAGTTGAAGATATACTCAATACATTCGATAAGGCTCGCAAGGAGACTATCTTCCTTCCTAACCTATCGAACTGCGGTAGATGTGGTGTAATATCCCACTGCAAGTATTTAACTAGCAACCGATAAAGGAGAAAAAAATGACTGGTAACTTCCAAGTCAGTAGCAAACTACCCGATGGTCGTATCTTCGTGGTAGCCTCAGAGACCTACGCTGGTTTCTGTGAAGCACTAGAGAGTGCTGTCGGCATCGAAGAGTCGCAAGACTTGTTGAAGCAGATGGCTCAGTCCCTAGTGGGAGCACCAACAACTGCTGTTGAAGCAGTGCAAAATATCCGAGAAGGACTTGGAGCAAGCATCATCCACACGGCACATCCAGTGACTGGTGGAATTAGCAACACTGGTGCGCCAACTTCACGTTCTTGCTCACATGGTTTGATGTCTAAGCGCACTGGCGCTGGGGCTAAAGATGAGAACTCTAGCCCGTGCAGTAGGCAGTGTGGATATTGGTGGCGAACCTTTGCCGTCAGTGTTCCGCACTTTCGATGCTAACAAGGTCGTTATTCGGCGATCTGAAATATCGATGATTGCAGGAACTCCAGGCGCAGGTAAATCTACGCTGGCACTTGCGATTGCTTTACGGGCTAAGGTTCCAACTCTGTATATCTCAGCCGACACAAACGCCCACACAATGGCTATGCGTCTGCTATCAATGATAATCAACAAGCCTCAAAGTGAAGCAGAGATGCTTTTAATTGATGATGTTGAGAACTCAAGAAAAATCATAAATAATTCTTCGGGTCATATCTTCTGGTCATTTGAGTCAGCGCCAACGCTGTCTGATCTTGACCAAGAGGTAGAAGCATTCGAAGAATTGTGGGGGTGTGCGCCTACTCTCATCGTTGTTGATAACCTTATGGATATTGCCAATGATGGTGGGGAAGAGTTTGCCGCTATGCGTTCCACAATTAAAGAGTTGAAATATCTCGCAAGAGATACCAACGCTGCTGTATTGTTACTGCACCACACCAAAGAGTCGTATGTCGGGAACCCATGCCAACCACGTTCTGCTTTGCAGGGCATGGTGGCTCAGTTGCCTGCTCTTATCTGTACTGTCGGATCTAATGCTCCTGGCTTTATCGCCGTAGCACCAGTGAAGAACAGATACGGTAAGGCAGATCCAACTGGGGATACGGCTTTTTGGTTGCAGTTCAATCCAGAAATGATGGACGTTTCAGATATACCTGAGAGGGTATGATGAAAGACATCAATGATCTAAAACCAGATTATTCTAGGGCGATGGATATCCGTGGTGAACCTACCTCGGTATGCATCTGTGGAAGTTTCGTTTGGAATCTAAAGGTAGCATTCGACTCGGATGGTACTATCGGAATGTATTTCAGAGATATGGAGTGTGCTGACTGTGGAACACAGGCAACCGCCCCGATTGAGGAGTAAAAATGAAACGACTGAAAATATACGCTTGGCTAATGTCTGCTGTAGTCTTTGTGGGAACTTTGCCTCACGCTGTGGGTGCGATACTTACCAAGACTCATACAGAGAAGATCGAGATGGTTCCACCATGCGAACCGAGTATTTCGTATATGAAGAAGATAGCAAAACAGGTAGCGAGAGGGAAAGTTCTTGCTACATACCGAAGCAACTATGAGTGGAAAGCACTCCACAAGTTATGGGATCGAGAGTCTCGTTGGGATTATACGGCAAATAACCCACGATCTAGCGCATACGGCATTCCCCAGATGCTGAAGATGCCTGAGGATACTCCCCAGACTAAGCAAATTGATTTAGGATTGAAATATATCAAGGCACGTTACGGTAGCCCATCAAGGGCGCTGGCGTTCCATAATGCAAATGGGTGGTATTAATTGTCTAGTGCAGCGAAAGCCAAAGGCTCTAAAGCCGAACGCGATGTAGTCACTTATCTAATTGAGAACGGATTCCCGTACGCCGAAAGGCGTTTAGCAGGGGCGCAAGAGGATAAGGGCGACATCGCTGGAGTCAATGGTGTCTGCATAGAAGTTAAAGATCATGCCAAGATGGTTCTATCTGGCTGGATTGAAGAGATGATACTAGAGACTAAGCATGCAAAGGCTTGGACTGGTGTTGTTATTCATAAACGAAAAGGTAAAGGCTCGCCTGCCGATTGGTATGCTAGTATGCCTGTATCAGTCTGGTTAGAACTATTGAAGAAGGCTATTAATAATGAAATACGATAAGCCCAACATGACGGCGGTTCTCGAGTACTACGGTGCTCGGGTTCCGACCCGTCGTGGTTGGTTCTCTATGAAGTGTCCGTTCCACGATGATAGTCATGCATCAGCATCTGCTAACACAGATGACGGAGCGTTTTGCTGCCACGCTTGCCAGATGAAAGGCGACGGGTATGCTATTATTATGAACAAAGAGGGAGTTGAATTCCGTGAAGCAATCAGCATCGCACAGAGAATACTTGACGCGCGCGGCGAAGTTCTACCACAGCGGTCTACACGAAGCGGAGGATTACCTCGCAGAACGGGGAATAACTCTAGAGCAAGCACAGAAAGTTCGCTTGGGCGTCGTGCTAGAGCCACTAACGGGTCATGAAGCCTATACAAATCGCTTGGCGATTCCGTATATTACGCGTTCGGGGGTGGTTGACCTTAGATTCAGGTCAATGGATTTATCCGAACCGAAATACATGGGTTTATCGGGTGCTACCACGCATCTCTATAATGTTAGTGCCTTCTTCAAAGCATCGTCATATATATGTATATGCGAAGGCGAAATTGACACCATCACTCTCGATGTCACTTGCGGCATACCTGCGGTGGGAGTCCCAGGAGTCAACAACTGGAAGAAGCACTACTCAAGGCTCCTAGCGGACTTTGATAAGGTATTCTTATTCGCAGACGGCGACAACGCTGGCACAGAATTCGGTAAGTCTCTTGCTAGAGAACTACCTAATCTGACT